AGAGATGCTAATGAAAGGCTTCAGTGCAGAGATTGTTACTGCTATGTGGAATGCAGAACCATACTCACCCGCAGGTATTGTTAGTGGCTCTCAGCTACGCAAGAGACTTGAAGATCGTCCCGAAGTTCAGAGCTATGCTTGGCCTGACTTCATGGAAGGAATGAATCAGAAGTCTTATGGCATACGCCTTGGGGAGCTGGATGTATTCACTAGTGGCAGTGGTATGGGTAAGACTACTCTTATCAAACAATTCCAACACCACTTCATGGAGACTACAGACCTCAACCAAGCTCTTATACATCTTGAAGAACCTTTAGAAGATACAGCAGAAGGCATCATAGGGATTCACATAGGCAAACGCCTTAACCTACCTGATGTCCGTGAGTTCGTACCTGAAGAAGATTACTGGCAAGGGTTTGAAGAGACCTTCGGAGCTGTCGATGCTGGTGGTAACTCTAGGCTTAACGTCTACGATGCCTTCGGCTCTCTTGATGAGACTGACCTTTATAACAAGGTTCGTTACTTTGCTACTGGCTTAGGCTGTAAGGTTATATGGATAGATCATTTATCTATATTAGTAAGTGACTTAGGTAGCGACAGTCAAGATGAACGTAGGGCTATCGACTCCATCATGCACAACTTAAAGATGTTGACGCAGGAGTTAGGAGTTTACATAGGACTCATTAGCCACCTTAAGAAAGCACCGCAAGGCAAATCGTTTGAAGAAGGCTACGTGCCTAGTTCGGATGACCTACGTGGTTCAGGCTCTATTAAGCAGTTGGCTAACAACGTCTATGCAATCTCAAGGAATCAACAGGAAGAAGACGATACCGCAAGGAACACGTCAACGTTAACTGTACTCAAGTGCAGGTATACAGGTAGGACAGGTAAGGCAGACTATCTGCTATTCGATGAAGAAACAGGCCGCATGGTTAAGGGTAGTTCACCTGATGTCCAAGCGGTACATGGTGCTTCAGAATTCAATTAATCACTCCAGAGAGAGGATGTTATGTCACGTTATATATTCGACTTAGAAACCAACGGCCTGCTAGATGAGGTCACTAAGATTCACTGCATTGTTGCAGCTAACTTAACAACACGAAAGCTACATAAGTTTTCCACAGCAGCAGGGAATATAGAAGAAGGTCTTCAGTTACTAGCAGATGCTGAAGAACTCATCGGGCATAACATCATGGGTTACGACCTATTGGTTATGAAGAAGCTTTACCCTACTTGGCACACTAGTGCTAAATTAACAGACACGTTAATAGCTTGTCGGCTTATATGGGGGAACATAGGAGAGATTGATTCTACTAATCAAACCTTGCCCCCGAAGCTAAGAGGCAGACATTCTTTAGAAGCTTGGGGCTACCGTCTTAAGTGTCTTAAAGGTGACTATGGTGCTACAGCAGATTGGGAAACGTACTCGAAAGAGATGCTCCAATACTGTGTGCAGGACGTGTTAGTTAACAACGTATTGTACGACAAGATCATGTCTAAGAACTACAGCCAAGACGCTATGGACTTAGAGCATGACATTCACCGCATCTGTTTAGAACAACAGCAGTTTGGTTTTCCCTTTAATGAAGAAAAGGCAGTGGCTCTATACGCCAAGCTGTCCTCTCGTAGGGATGAACTGAAGCGTCTTATGGTGGATACGTTTGAGCCTAACATCATCGAGATGAAGACAAAGACTAAGGTACTTCCCTTTAATCCTAGTTCACGTCAACAGATCGCAGATAGGCTCCAGAAGCGAGGGTGGGAACCAAAGGCTCACACAGAGTCAGGCCAAGTCATTGTTAATGAGACCACGTTAAAAGAGATTGAGGACACCATTCCTGAAGCTAAGTTGCTTCTTGAATACCTCATGCTTGTTAAGCGTTTAGGTCAGTTATCAGAAGGCAAGAATGGCTGGCTCAAGCTATCTAAGAACGGGCGTATCCACTACTCCACAAATACATTAGGTGCTGTGACAGGCAGGGCTACAGCTAGTAGACCTAACATACAGCAAGTACCTAGTGACAGGGCAGAGTATGGCAAGGAATGTCGTGAGCTGTTCTATGCACCTAAAGGTTGGGAGCTTATGGGTTCTGACCAATCAGGTATCGAACTCAGATGCTTGGCTCATTACATGGGTAAGTGGGACATGGGGGCTTACGGCAATGTCATTCTTGAAGGTGATATTCACACCACCAACATGGAAGCCTTGGGATTAACTGACAGGTCAGTCTCGAAAACATGGGCGTATGGATTTTTGTACGGGGCAGGTGTTGAGAAGTTAGGGGCCATAGTTGGCAAGGGTAGGAAGGAAGGTTCTAGGCTTAAAGATAAGTTCTTGAAAGCCTTACCAGCCCTTAAGCATCTCCAAGACTCAGTTAAAGAAGAAGCATCCAAACGTATTGTTAAAGGTCTTGATGGGAGAGTTATTCCCGTTAGGCATCAACACGCCTCTTTAAATACTTTACTTCAATCTTGTGGCGCAATTCTCGCAAAGAGATGGGTCGTTACCTTCCACCAACTATGTAAGGAGCATGGCTACACACACGGTGTTGAGTACCAACAGTGTGCATGGGTTCACGATGAAATTCAGGTCTTAGTTAAGCAAGGAACAGGTGACGTATTTGGGGCATTAGCCCAAGCAGCTATGCGTCAAACAGGCATTTATTACAACTTTGGAATCAGACTAGATGCAGAATATAACATTGGAAAAAGCTGGGCAGACACCCACTAATATACACACCTCTTTTGAAGACGGTGAGTGGTGGGTAAGAGGTAATGCAGATGGGTGGAGGCGTAGAGTTAGCCCCCATAATCTTAAGAACTCTAAACGTATGTTCGTGGATGGTAAGTACATCCCACAAGCACACCCCTTATGGAAGTCAGGACGTTATACATCCTTTAACGCTGCTGCCTTCTCCTCCCTAGAGAACTACCCTAAGTCAACTATAGGCTGTGTCTACGTCATTAAGAATCCAGCATGGCCTGCATGGGTCAAGGTTGGCAAGGCTGTAGACGCTGAAGACCGCCTTAATAACTACCAAACCAGTGACCCCTTTAGGTCATACATCCTCCACCACCACATAGACGTACCTAATCGACATACGACAGAGCTTAAGGTTCACCAAGAACTAGAGCTTGTCTGTGACGATAGGAAGAACGAGTGGTTCAAAATTAAGTTAGATGGTGCAGTCGCTGTCTTGAACAATCAATAGGAAACAATCAAATGGAAACAGGACGTTTATCCCTAATCATAACGTTTGAAAGCGACTGTAGTTCAGTCAAGTTCAACGGTGAGTGTGACGGTGAGCCAACGCTGGAACAAAGCGCCTATGGCGGGGCAATCTACGCGGCTGTGCAGGACATCGTTAATAACGAAGAAGTCCTTATGCACTACCTTGAGATGGCTACAGCCGTAATGAAAGAAGAAGACAACAAAGAACCAGCAAAGAAGAAATTCAAACTTAAATTAGTACATTAACTTGGAGAGTCCGAACATGACCAGAACAACGCTTCTACTTGACGGTGACTTAATTGCGTACCGTATTGCCGCAGCATTAGAAAAACCCATCCATTGGGGTGATGGTCTATGGACTCTTCATTGTCACGAAGATGACTGCAACAAAGCTTTTGTATCTAAAGTTGAATCTATAAAGCTAGAGACAGGTTTAAAGGACGTAGTGGTTGCTATTAGTAGCCCAACGAACTACCGCAAAGACATTAACCCTTTGTACAAAGCTAACCGTAAGACCACCCGCAGACCTCTCTGTCTAGCACCCCTACTTGAGTTCGTTAAAGAAGACTACAACCACGTCATTCTCGACAACATTGAAGCTGATGATGTCATGGGAATATTAGCAACTCAAGACCCCAGTAAGTACCTAATAGTTAGTGATGATAAAGACATGCTAACCATACCTGATGCCCGTATCTGGAAGGATGGTGAGGTGGTACATATCACTGAACAAGAGGCTTACGAACACTTCATTACCCAAGCACTTAAGGGTGACCCTACAGACGGTTACTACGGTGTTAAAGGTGTTGGTGAGGTTACTGCACGTAAGCTAATTGATAAGCATAGAGGCACCCCTGAGAGTCTTTGGGAAGGCGTATTGAAAGCCTATAAAGGTGACGAAGAGGAAGCCATTCTCAATGCACGTATGGCTCGTATTTTAACTGAAGACTTATGGAACGGTGAACCTATTTTATGGACACCACCTATCACTCTAAAGGATTTAACTGATGTCTAAAAAGAAACGTATTGAACCTACCATTGACCTTATAAACCTACCCCCACATTACACCCAAGCTTCTATGGAGCCGATTGATTACATCATGTCAAACGAGCTGAACTTCTGTGAAGGCAACATAGTTAAGTACCTAACACGACACCCGTTCAAAGGTACACCTATGCAAGACCTACTGAAGTGCCGTTACTACCTAAACAAACTTATCTCAGAATTAGAAGATGAGTACCGCTACAACCATTTGAAGGAAGATACTAAATGCAAGGCCCACAAACAAAACTAAGTCAAGAAGTACATGCAACTAAGTATCGTATGGGAGGGGAGTCCTTCAAGGAAGCTCAGAACCGTTTCGCAGGCACACTGGCTGATGATGAAGAACACTTCCGTCAGCTACGTGACATCTTACTAGAACAACGCTTCATGGGTGGTGGTCGTACACAGTTAGCTATTGGTTCTCCTACAGCGACTACAGCCTTCAACTGCTTCGTATCCTCTCCTATTGAAGATGACTTCAACAGCATCATGGATGGTGCTAAGGAAGCAGGCAAGACCATGCGTAAGGGTGGTGGTATTGGGTATGACTTCTCACGTCTACGTCCTAAAGGTTCTCTTATCGTATCTCTAGGCTCTCAAGCCTCTGGCCCCATTAGCTTCATGCGTATCTTTGACAGCTTATGTAAGACAGTAAGTAGTGCAGGACATAGACGTGGCGCACAGATGGGTGTCCTACGTGTTGACCACCCTGACATTGAAGAGTTCATACACGCTAAACAGAACAGCACTGAGCTTACAGCTTTCAATATCTCGCTAGGTATTACTGATGAGTTCATGCGCTGTGTCATTGATAAGAA